AGTTGCAACATCAGGTTTAGTTGCTCCTGAAGTTCCGACTAATAAAAATTGGTCATTCTTACATTTTGAACCGTATGATGTTGCATTAAATAAAGTGTCCATACCTGAATTTAAATCCGTTAAATAATCAGGTTTAAATGCCGTATAGTCGTTATATAATTGTTGAAAATCTTGGTCAGATGTCAAACCACTACCTTTTGGAAAATCATTTCTAAAATATAATGTTGCACCTATTGGTGTATCTGTATTACCATCCGATCCATTACCTCCATTTGAATTTGGGGGGTCAGGAGTGTTAGGTTGTTTAGCAGGTATAATATCTGTTCTCCATCTTGTAATAGTCCCTGGATCGTTTCCAGAATTCAAATAATCAATAATTCTTGTAACGTCAGTAGCATCTAATGTTGTATACTTTCTAATTAAACCGTAAAAATCAATATCTTCACATCCTGCAAAAAAAGCGTTGATATAATTATCCGCTTCTTGATCTGACATTCCTTTAAAATGTTCTCTAGTTAATAGATTTAAAATACTTGGGTGGTCTACAATAACCTTAAATGATACTGTACCATTTCTTTCTGTATTTTGATATGTATAAACAGGTTCAGGTCTACCGAGAAAAACATTTTTCTCCCAATTTGCACTGTTAGTTTCGTTAACTTTTAAATCATATGGTGGAAACCACATAACACGACCTCCATTGGGTCCTCTTTCACAATATGGTAAATCTGTGTAACTAAATCCTGGTATATTTGAAGTTTTCCATGCTAAATTTTCAATTGAAAACATATATTTTTTAGCGTAGAATCCGCCCTTTCCTTTTACTATATTTGTAGAACCGTCAAATGAACCATTACCATTTGACATTGGTGCAACGTTGATGTTATATGGGGTACTTAAAACAGATGCTTCAGATTTTCTGATTAACCCTGTTCTTTTCATTGTATCAGAATAGTTCATGTATGACCTATCTTTAGTCCATACTCTACAAAACTCAACACCACTCTCCTCTCCTGTAAACTTATCAGTATATTTTATAGCGGAACCTCTTGACATCATTACATCACCTTCTCTAAAAACTCTACTTGTTTGGTCAATAACATTTGCAACGTGTGAACGAGCTTGTCCCGCATTTGATGGTAATGAATTTAAAATGTCTTGTGTCTTACCTAAAATGGAATCTCCCCTAAAACCAAAATTAGTTGAAAGTCCGTTTTCAAAATTTGATCTTTCACTTGCAAACTCAGCATTATTTGCTCCGAGTTTGTTTCTTGATTTAGCACTAATCCATGTTAATTTACCACCTATTTCACCACCTTCAGTTATATTTCTTTCTCTATGAAAAAGATTTGCAGCTGTTGGGTCAAACATTACAGATAGGTAGTAATTACTTCTTACTTGTCTATCCCAAAAATCTGTTGTTGCATATTTTACATCAGTATATCTATCATCACCAATATAAACCGCTCCCGGTATTTGTACAGGTAGGTTAATATGTAATTGATTTTGTACTAAATTGTTTACCGTTGACAGTAAGGTGTAATTAGGTGCATATCTTGAAAAACTTAATAATTCAAATAAAACATGTTTTTGTCCTTCACCCATATATTGTATTAATATATCTGAAGGTCTTGGACTAATCTTTGGTTTACCTTGAATACCTATCATGGATGCAATTGCACCCGTTGCGTCATTGATTAATGTACCAAGTTGTAATGGGTTCTGTGGATTATAATTTAATGGATTTGCTGGATTACTTAAATAATCACCAGGAATAATTGGAAAAGGTAGTTGTGGGTTTGATACCACATCTAAAAATTCTATTTTTTGTCCATTATCTGTTATTTTAAATGATGTTTCAACTAATGATTGTCTACCATTAACAATATTTGTAATATCAACACTATTGAGGTTATCTAAAGTGTTATTTGGATGGTATTGTGCAATTCTAGTAAAAATTGGTCCATTCACATCTTTTTGTATTCTATTAGATGCAAACTTAAACAACTCAGATTCCGTGTCATAATTTGTATTAGTAATTACATTAACCAAACTAAATTCTGACCATTTTTTTGTGGGTGTATTTGTTAATCCGTATTGGGATGTTATAAAATATGGGTATAAACTTAAATTAGCTCTTCTTGGTAAAGTCTCTAATGTGTCGTTTATAAAATAATTTTCAGGTTTATATAGGTTTTTAGATTGTGGGACAGTTAAATCCGTTTGTCTATTAGTATCTACATTACCTTGATAAATGTTAGCTAAATTGCTTAAATTTTGTTCAGGATAGCTAGTATTGTCGAATGTTTGTGGACCATTAGGTTGCTGTAAAGTCTTACCTAATATGAAGTCTCTAAATTTCTTGGTTGAATCAAAATCTAAGTAACTTGGCATTATGTTCTTTTATCTATAAATAGGTGTTTTATTAAAATATACGGTTAATCTGAGTAAACGTTCAAGTATGAGTTTTTAACCGCTTCTGTAACACTAGTGTCACTTTGTATATTTCTCTTGATTCCGTCCATCCATGAATCTGCGGACTTTATCTCAATTGTGTGTTTAATTTCTTTTGGTGCATTTTCTGCTTGAGCTTTGCCCTTTTCCGCTTCTGCTTTTTTAGCTTCCGCTTCTTTTGTGTTTATACTACTTGTTTCCGCTTTAACATTTTGTTTACCTGCGTCTTTTCCTATGTTATTTTTTACATAACCTTTAGCTTCTTCTCCCACTGTATTAATACCTCTAGCAGCAGAATCCGCAAGACCATTAATTTCTTTACCTACTTTAGCGGGGTCAAAACCCAATTGTTTAACTAAATTATTTAAATTACTTCCCGCTTGTATTCTTGCAGTAGCTGCCAAAAAACTAACATTACGATTAATGTTTTCAACAAAACCCGCTTGTTCTTGTGCGATATCTTGTGCTGTCATTTTTTTGAATGCTTCTCTTTGTGTTAATAATGTTTCTTTTTGAGCTTCAGTCATTGATTCTAAAGCAACTGTACTTCCACCTAATTGTGATTGTAAACTTTTTGGAACTTCAATAACCATTTTACCATCTTTCATTTGTGCTAAATTGGTTAAGAATTCTTTGTCTTTATCATCTTTAAATGATAAACCAGATGCTGCCAAATCAGAAAATGCTGATGTTCTTTGTGCTGCTTGTACTGCTAAATTTGAATACTCTTTGAAATCCATGTTTAAAGCTTGTGCTTGTGCACGTGCCTTCCTTAGATTTTCTCCTGTGATTTGGAATGTTCCACTTTCTCTATCAAATGTCGCCAAACTTTCTGTACTACCAATTATGGCGTCTTGTAATGCACCAACATTATTTGTAGAATCATATAATAATCTTAAAGGGTCTGCTAAATCACCAAATGCACCTCCTACCACCGCTAAATTTGCCGATAATGATAATGCCTTTTCGGGGTCCATAACATCTTCGGCAACTTTGAAAACACTATCCATATTCATTTTTAAAGCCTGTGACTTTTGAATCATGGTATTTAATCCCTCAATACCTTTTTGAAATCCAAATTGATTTAATTTATCAATATTTGACGATAATGTTTTTGTTGTTTCTTTTGCATTTAATCCTAATGATAACGCTTCATTACCCGCCTTTTCAATATCTCTCATTGCATCCGCAGCACCTCTTGAAACATTTTGGAAATTTTTTGTTGCTTCAATAGCATCTCCGGTTCTATCAAAATACGCTTTACCTACAGTTGTTAATTGTTCAATTGTTTCCTGACTAACTAATTTAAAACGTCCTGCACCTGTTATAAGGTCGGTCATGTTATTAGATAATTCTTGGAAACTTACACCAATTCTTGCGGCGGCTGGACTTGCATTTGTAATTTCTTCTCTAAATGCTCTTGATAATTCACCCGTTAATGATGTTTTTGTATTAATATTTTCAAGTAAATCTTCTTGTTGTTTGTAATATAATGTGACATCTTTAATTCCCGACTGAAAAATACCCTTACTAATTTCACCAATAGTTTTGATTTTACCTGTGGTTTTATCAAAAACTAAATCCATACCGTCAGCAAGGGTTTTAAATTCTCCTTGATCACCGTATGTCATTCTTGAACTCTGTGCCGATAATAGATTTTTAATGGTATCAACAATACCTCCACTTCCTGAACCACCACCATCATTCAAACTAACTTTACCACCACCTCCGTCTTCTTTTATACCATTTAATATGGATACCGCAACATTTCTTGAAATAGTATCTTTACCATTATTCGTATATGATGAATTCTTATTATACAAATCCATGAACCTATCGGGGTCCCTACCTGAATCTGCCGCTAATTTTTGTAATTCTGATTTACTTGGTGCTGCCATACTATATAAATAGATTATTAACCATTTTCTAATTCGATTAAATACTCCACATAGTATCTTCTAATGTAAACAGGCATTGATTGAATATCTCCGTATGAGAACCCCTTTTTAACTAAAAATAAAATTTCATCTAATTGTCCTTTCTTATATTCCATAGAAAGGGCGAAAGAACTCCACCCCGAATCCAACTTCAATTTGGATTGTATCTCCTGACGGGGTATTTACATTTTGGGTTAAGTCTAACCCTGGTTTATTCTTATTAACGTATTTTCTAAAATCTTGTGAGTCTTTAATTGGTAACTTCTCAACAAAATTTCTAATATTCATTGGGTCTTTGTTACCAGCAACACTTTTAATCATAAACTCTAACTGTCTTGTAATAATAGGTGCGGCTCCTGTTCCATTCCAACTATCTTTAATTTTGTTAATTTCGTCTTCTTGTTTTTGTGTTAAAAAATTAAATGTAATTCCAACTTTACTTTTTTCCATAAAATATGGATATTCTCCATTTGAATCTTCTTGTAATATAAAATCTTTAGTTTTCAATTCTCCTAAATCAATAACCGCCTTGAACTCTTCATCAGTTTTAGGATCTCTTAAACTCAATGTATATTCAGTTCCAAATGCGGTATTTCTTAAAAATATTAAAATTGCTTGTTTATCTTCTTCAACAATGTCTTCAACGGCAATATCTCTATCTAACACCTTTCTTTTTAATATTTCATTCACCAATCCATTTTGTACTAAATTTGGTGACGCTAAAACATTTTCATCAGACGCAGTTAGATATGCAATTCTTAATGATTTTTTCTTATTTGCGTAGTGAATACCTTTACTTGGTAATTCTACGACATCGTATGCAATCGTGGGGTCAATTCTATATTCTTCCATAGTATCAATTTAAACTATAACTATTAGAAAGTAAAGTTTTTTAAATAGAAAACCCAGTAATCGTTGTAAAACAATCACTGGGTTTAAAAATATGTATAGTTTTATATTAGTATACTTGAATACATCTATCCATTCTTAAAGAAGCATCGATAGTTGCTAAATCATCTCTTGAGTAATCTAAATCACCGAAGTTTAAACTAGTTAAGAAACAACCTTGTAAAATCCATTTCTCAACAACAACTCCCGTTGGGTCTAACATCTCCAATTCAACGTCTTTTTTATATCCTGCAGCATATCCCATACGACCTGTTACAGATTCAGCGTGTAAACGGAACCATTCCATTAAAGCTTGAGATGCAGAAGGTCCAATTGGATCTTTAAATTGTACTTTCATCTCCTCCCAATCAAATCTACCTGCAACATAAGTTGAAGTGTTTAAGAAAGGAATTTCCACTGATTTAATTTTAGCGGATGGTCTCGCAGTTGAGAATACATACCACTCATTTATACCTAAAGATGAAGGGAATCTCAAGATAAATCTATTTTTACGTTTCGGTTCATATGGAACCGGCATTTTCATTAGTAAATCTGCCATATTGTGTTTGTTAAGTTTTTAATTATTTACTTACTTATAAATATATCAGTATTGGAAATAATTTTTTTTGTTATTTTTACATTTATTTTAGGGAAATACTTGATTATGTCACTTTTTTTCCGTATTTTTCCTAGACTAGTATAAGATACCAGGATAATAGATAAATAATAAGAAATATAAAAAAAGAATACTAGTAAGTAACTAGAATATACTGGGTAAAATATAATAAAAATACTGTTTTAGTTCCACGTGGAACATTCTAAATAAAAAAGGGACCTTTCGGCCCCCTTTCTGTTTAATATATCTCCTTTTAGATTAAATATTTTCAAATGAAGCTCCTGTTGGAGTGATGATAAATTCAAGATCGATAAATTCCAATGCTCTTGTTGGTTTAACATAGATTTTACCTCTTAAAGTGTTAGCGTCAATATCTGCAGGATCGTTAGAAACAGATACACGGAAATCGTATAAACCTCTTTCTTTCTTAATTGCATCTAATATTGGGTTAACCAATCTTAAGAACTCTTGTCTTACTTGATCGTCGTTTTGTTCAAACAATAATCTCACAGCAACTGCAGAAATTAATTTTCTTGCTCTTAATAACAATCTTCTTACGTTGATTCTATCAAGTGCAGACTCTCTAACTTGAAGTGTTTTGTTACCCCATATAATTGTACCAGTATCTGAGAATGTCGCAATTGGGTTAATTCTAGCTTTGTAAAGTGTATCTCTTTCATCCAATGTTAATTTCTTAACAGCTTTGATTGACTTAACCAAACCTCTCGAATAACCAGCAACTGCGAACCAAGGATAAGATACATTATCAGTCAATGCAATGTTTCTTGCTACTTCACCTGTTGGTGGAATATACAATTGAGTTGCGTTATCTGTATCTCTTACTTGAATCCAAGGCCAATATGTTGCTGAGTAGTTACTATCTATACCAATTGTATCCATATCATCAACAACTTCTTGTGCTGTTGTTACATTACGAGAACCAATAATATAAAGTGAATCCGCCCTTTCATTCTCAATCATTTCTATTGCTTGGAAAGTTAATGAACTATGATCGAAGAAATTAAGACCTGGAGTTGCAAAAACATTAATATCAACAGCTTCAGGGTTTGAGAATGTTTGCATACCTCTCAAATATGCATAGTAATCGGAATTTCCGTTATTTTTATCAAGTACACCACCGTTTTGTGTCCAACCTGAAATGTATGTTTTTTGACCAAAAATGTATTTGTTACTATTTGTTCTTACACTTCTGTAGATATCCCAACCATCAAATCCACCCGCTGGTGCAAATGTGAATTTACGATATGACACAGTACTTAAAATTCCTTTATCGATACCTTCTAAATCGTAAGGTGTAACTTCGTAAGCTTTACCTGTAATTGTGTTACCTGTAATAGAAGCTGCGTTTGCTGATAAATGGAATCCTAAAGTTACTTTACTTGCAGATTTACCTTTATATTTAAATAAATCGTCATCAAATCCAACGGTTGAAGAAATACCTAAAGATACTTTTTTAACTTTGTCAGTTTGAGCGGCTGTTACGGGTGTACCGTCTGAAACACTGTATAAACCTGTTTCATCGCCTGAATTAAAATATTGTGTTTTATATTGGATTGTACCTAAAGTATTTGCACTGTTTAAATAATTTGCAACATAACCTTTAAATCCAGCTGGTACCGCATCTGTTGGTGCGTTATCTGCCAAACTTACAATTATGTATTTAGAATTTAATGTGTATTGACCGTCTGTTGTACCAACTTTAGTCCCAATAAAACTTGGTAAAGATGGGTCCATTGAACATCTTGTATATTTTTCAATAACCACTTGGTTATCGTCAGTATCGTTATAATCACGAACATATAAATCAAATTCAGAAGCATCTAAATCAATATTTGCGATTGTGATTTTAACATCTTTGTTTGCAGATTCTCCGTCAGATACCGTATAAACTTGGAATAAATCCGCAACTTTACCGCCACGAACCTCAGAAACTACCATTGGAGTTGCTGGTGTATCGTAATCGACTAAGAAGTCACTATTGTCTGAATGTGAAAAATCTGTTAAGCTTAAACCTCTAATTAAACCTTTTTGATATAATGTTTTTAATGATGTTGCATATTGTTCATGTACATATAATGGAAATTCGGTTTCATCTTTATCGAATACATCGGTACCCAATACTTTAGAAATGAATTTAGTAGATGTGTTATCTAATGAACATGTAAATGTTTTTACTCCACTTGTTAATCCTGTTACTATTAATGTAAACTCACCTAATGGATTTGTTGTAACCGTACTTGAGGTTAAAGTAATTCCTGTAGATGATGTAACCTCAAGGTTTAATACCTCTTGTGTATACTTACCTCTCGATCTTAAAGCGGCAACTGTAATTCCATCGTAATTGTTAACACTTGCACTATAAGAAACTTTAGTTACAACAAAACTATGACTTGTACCGCTATACACAAAAAGGTATGCGTCAACACCTGTAATTGTGCCACTTGTTGGGGTATAAAAGTTGTTGTACCAATTTTGATTAGAATACTCACCAATAGGACCTACAAGTGCATTTCCTGTTAATGTTGAAGTTAAAGAATTAGGGATTTGTCCAATTGTGAAATAATCACCATTAGTATATGGTCCGTTTTCAATGATGTAAGTAGTAACACTGTCACCTGTTGTTGCAGTTTTACCTGAAAGTTCAGCATAATATGAACTACTTGTAACACCAGTAACTGTAGGTACCATAGTTGTTGTACCTGATGTACTATAAGCACCAACTGTAATCCCTCCGACAGCCTTAATACCAAAAGTTTTATTAGGTTTATAACCTGTTAATCCAAGTACTCTTGTTACGAATAATTGGTTTGATTCTTGTAGATACGATTTTGCCACATAAGGAAGTTCATATTTTGGATTACCTGCACTATCTTTTTCAGGTGAAGTTGGACCAAAATAAGTTTTGAAGTCATCAAAATTAGATACCAACACGGTTTCGAAAGCTGGACCTTTTAAAGTTTCGCCTGATAAACCCAATGTTGTTACCCCTACACTTTGTGCAACAAATGTTAAATCTTTCTCTGAGGTATAAACACCAGGAGAAACGAATACTTTGTTTGAATTTGCCATTGATTGTTTTGTTAAATAAATTTTATTCTTATTCAATAAATATCTTTGTTTTTATCAAAGATTTCCCAACTTTTTCTTAAAAAGATAGTATTTTATCCTTTTTTATTGTTATTTATCTTTACTATGAAAAACAACACAAAAAATGTAAAAATTGGTGAAAAACACCACGAGATATTAAAGAACCATTGTAATAAAAATGGTCTTAAAATTTATAAACTTTTGGAAAAATGGATTGAAGAAAATTGCAAACCCAAGAAAAAGGATATATACGATGAAGATTAATACATGTAAGTAATACCAATTCTTGAACCGATAACAGGAGCACTTAATAATGTCACGGTATCATCACCTGATATCCCAAAACCCCCACCTTCCTCATCTACAAGACCGTTAATGTCAACATGTAATACACTATTGATAACATTATCAACTGTAAATGTTAATGTGGAACCGTCGTATATAAAATAATTCGTATCAAAAAATCTTGCGGTTCCGTAATTGTCAACAACTGCACCTGTTCTACCGGGAAAATATGATATCATAACTGTACTCCCTTCTAATGGTGGATTTACAAATGTGACTTTAGAAGTTTGACCTATGTGAAAATAAGTTACGTCTCTTTCTTCTAATAAACCGTTTACTGAAACATAAAACAAATATCCAATAGTTTCCCCAACACTGAACGCGGTTTGTAAACCATCGGCAATAAATGTGACAGTTTTTATGTCAACTCCTTTATTATATGTTTTAGAAATAGGTTTTAAACCCATAAATTCATTTAACAAGAAAAGTCTACTAATTGCTGGTTTTACTTCAAACTCCTCATCATCTATTAAGAAACCTAACATTGTAAAATCATAGGTTTGTAAATAATATCTACGACCATCCATTACATCAATTGGTGAATTATCACTAATTCTATCTAAAATAATTGGAATATAGTGTCCTTTTACTGTTGTGTAAGATTGTCTTGATGAGAATTTTTGTAAAACAATTTTATTAAATCTATTCAAATCTCTAATTTTATGACAAACAATTGTTACCTCAAAACTAATATCTATTGCCACAGGTTGTGGCATTTTGTACACATCCGCCCCCATTTGAGTACCGTTCCAAGTTTGAACCGACGCATAATAGAAAGTTTGTCTATCAGGGATTGTTCTTTGAACTATAGGATTTGTGCCCGGTTGAACATCTGGTTTTCTAATTAATCCAATAAATGGTAATTTAATATTATTGTCTTCATCGGAAAAATTCCAACTATTTGTAATTTCACCCCATCTTTGTATTGTTAAAATCTTAGGAATAATTGGGATTTGGTTACCGTCAGAAATTACTTTAAAGTTTTCTTTGACAAAATCCAACATCCCCAAATCTAAATCGTCATGTAATATAGAGTCAGGTAAATAAGTATCGGATTTAGTTATCCTATCAAGAAGTTGTTGTCTTCTTGAGGTTAATTCTTTTCCTTTATAAATCTGTATGTTGTTTTTTCTTTTAGGTATACCCATTTTAAATTCCTCTAAATTCGTTTTCTTGTGTTGGAACGCAAGTTATTGTTCTATAATACGGTTTGTACCCAAAATAATTATGTTTATTATCAGAAGTTACTTTACCGTCATTAGAAACTGTGTAATATCTGATTCTACCCTCTGATTCGGGGTATGCAATGTAGTCACCATATTTTATATCTATCCCCAATTCTTCCAAATGTTTAAGATAAACGGATATTGTTAAATTACCTGGCTCAAGAAATCTCATAATACCCTTTTCATATGAATTATTCTTTGGTTCTTCAATTTTAACCAAACCATTGAATTCAATAGGGGGAAAATATTTTATTTCATCTTTACCGACTTCACCATAAACATCATCTTTTTCCGTTTTAGCCCTATCAACCCGATAAAGAACAAGTTTCATGTTCAAATCTCCGTGTAGATATTCTTGACCTATTGAAATTTGTAAATCAAAATCTTCCTTTGAGAAGAATTTGGACATTCTTGTTATTGGTAGTTTATTATCCATATCTCTATAAATAGTTTAAATATATAATCAATTTTGTTATATTTTATAATATGGAGAAGAAAATACCCGAGATTGAGGCTAGAGATATTTTAATAACATACGAAGGTTCTAATAATCAACTTTTAGAATGGAAGAATAAAGTACTCGAACCTAAGTCATTTACATTAACTCGTCCTCAGGCTGATTACGTATTAAAGTATCAAACAACAATACCTAAGATTGCTAGAAAATATATAACATTGGTTGACACTTTTGCAGAGAAACTAATGGAACAAAGATTATTACCAATATTACCACAACAAGTATGGGTAGAAAAATTATTATGTGAAACTGACAAAGCTTTCCATATTTGGGGTAAAATTTTAGAAAAAGAGAAGTTACACGCAATGTGGTTACCTAAGTCTGCCATTTTACAAGATGAGAAGAAATTAAACAGAGTTATCGATTACTCACCGTATAATACTCGACCACCAATGGAACACCAAAAAGTGGCAATTGAAAAATTATTAGCTAACAACAAATATATTCTTGCCGATGATATGGGACTTGGTAAAACCACTGCTGCAGTTATTGCTTCATTAGAGAGTGGTGCACGTAAAGTTTTAATTGTTTGTCCCGCATCTTTAAAAATTAACTGGCAAAGAGAAATTACCAACTATACCAATAAAAAAATATTAATTGTTGAGGGTCGTAAGTGGGGTCATACATTTGATTACTACATTATAAACTACGATATTATAAAAAATTACCACACAACAGATAAGAGTGAGGATAGTGATGATTATAAACTTTTAGTTAACACTAACTTTGATTTGGCAATCGTGGATGAGGCACATTATATTTCAAATACCACAGCAAATAGAACAAGGTTATTAAATGATGTTCTTGAAACAATACCAAAAGTTTGGTTATTAACAGGTACACCGATGACCTCAAGACCTATTAATTATTTTAATCTATTAAAAATTGTAGATTCACCATTAACATTAAATTGGCAATCTTATGTTCGTAGATATTGTGCAGGATATCAATTTAGAGTTG